TGCGCGGCTGGAGGCGCTGGTGGAAGAGATCCGGAACAGAAACGCCGCCGGCGTGTGAGGCCGGCGGCGGGTTGGCGCTCTTACTTACGCCGTGCGGTAGGCGCGCTCGCCATCGGGACGCTTAAAGGATTCGACGGTGAGGCCCATCTTCTTCCCCAGGCCGCCGCTGATGAAGCCCCGGATCGAGTGGGCCTGCCAGTCGGTCGCTTCCTGGATCTCCTTCAGGCTGGCGCCGTCTGCGCGGCGGATCAGTGCCAGGACGATGGCCTTCTTGCTGCCGTCGCGCGCCGTGGGCGTCGCGTCCTTCGGCTTGGCCTGCTTGGTCGCCTTGGCCTTCTTGGGCGCGGCGGGGGCCGCCTGGGGCGCGGGTGCAGGCGTCAGGGCTTGGATGGCCTTCCAGATCCGGGTAACTGCCGTCTTGCGGTCGGTGAACTTCTTGACCGGCTTAAGGCTGTCGAAGGGCACCACTCCGGCGAAGGCGTTCCAGACCTCGGGGAAGCGGGTGAGGGGCCAGTCGGCGGAGAGCTTGGCGAACTCCTTCTCGGTGGCGAAACGGTCTTGGCCTTCGGGAACCTGCTCGGCGGCGGTGAAGGCGGTGATGTTGTTGTCGGTTGCGATTGCGAACGTGGTCATGGTCTTCTCCTGATTCAAAATTCGATTTCGTCGACGATCCTGCGCGCCTCGTCGGGGCTGATTTCCTGTGCGGGAGGCACCTCCGAGCGGAGGCGCGCGGCTGTCCGGATGCGGATCTCGCGTCCGGTGGCGAGGTTGGTTCCGTACCACCCGCCGCGGATGTGTTCGCGGGTGATGCGGACTCTGGTCAGCGTTCCGCTGACCTTGACGATGTAGGTCGATCCGACCATGATGTTGTGCTTCTGCATGCTCAGTACTCCAGTCCTTTCTGGTCCACCGCGCTGCGGTCGCCGAGGCTGGCGAGGACGTAGGCGAGTTCTTCGCTGACGCGGCCGAGGTCGCCGGGGTAGCCCCAGTTGGCTGGCTCCTGTGTCTGGTCCTTCTTGTGTTGCTCCAGGCGGCTGGCGATGCGCTTCAGCAGGTCGGCGCACTCGGTGTGGCGTTCCGCGTAGCAGGCGGCGGCGGTTTGCTTGGTGGTCTTGGTGGTCCGTGGCATCGAACACATACATCACTTCGGTGCCGGCGGATAGCAAGGCTGAAGTTCGACTTTTCGGAAGAAAGATCCAATGGCGGCGATAAGCCTACGTGCGTACGCGAAGCATCGCGGAGTGACGCTCAAAGCGGTGCAGAAAGCGATTGAATCCGGCCGGATTCACACGAATGCCGACGGAAAACTCGACGCCGAGCGCGCGGACGCCGACTGGGCGCGCAACACCGGGCCCAAGGTGCGCCGAACCATCGCCTCTTCATCGCCAACGCCGCCGCCGGTGGAGCAACCGCGTCCGGATTCCTTGGGCGCTGGAGCGCTGGATTATGCCAAGGCGCGCGCCATCATCGCCCACTATGAGGCACGTCTCGCCAAGATCGACTACGAAGAGCGAATCAAGAAGCTCATCAACGCCGATGAAGTTTCCGTCGCGGCGTTCAATCTGTTCCGGATGTTCCGGGATCGCATGCTCAATATCCCGGATCGCGTCGTGGGGGCGCTGGTCGCGGAGCTCCGGGAGGCGATCATCGCCATCGGGGTCGATCCGGAAGTGGTGAAAGGTCTGGACCTCGGGAAGGTGCACGGGATTCTGACCGCCGAGATCCGGAGTGCGCTGGAGGAGTTTGCCGATGCCGCCCACCGCTGAAGAGATCTACTACGCGGCGGCAGCGGCGGGCGCGCGGCCGGATCCTCTGCTCACGATTTCGCAGTGGGCAGACAAATACCGGAAGCTTTCGCAGCGGGCATCGGCTGAGCCTGGCCCGTGGCGCACGGACCGCACGCCGTACCTGCGCGAGATCATGGATTGCCTCTCGCCCTCGTCGACAGTCGAGCGCGTGGTGTTCATGAAGGGCGCGCAGATCGGCGGCACCGAGTGCGGCAACAACTGGATCGGCTATGTGATTCACCAGTCGCCAGGGCCGATGATGGCGGTGCAGCCAACCGTCGAGATGGCCAAGCGCAACTCGAAGCAGCGGGTCGATCCGCTGATCGAGGAGTCCGACGTGCTGCGGGAACTGGTGCAGAGTCCACGGTCTCGTGACTCGGGCAACACCATCCTCTCGAAGGAGTTTCCTGGCGGCGTCCTGGTGATGACGGGCGCGAACAGCGCCGTGGGCCTCCGGTCCATGGCCGCCCGCTTCCTGTTCCTCGACGAAGTGGACGCGTACCCGGGGGATGTCGAGGGCGAGGGGGATCCGGTCAACCTGGCGATGGCCCGCACGCGCACGTTCGCCCGGCGCAAGGTATTCCTTTGCTCGACGCCAAAGATCACGGGCATGAGCCGGATTGAAGCGGCGTACGAAGAGAGTGATCAGCGCCGCTTCTGGGTGCCATGCCCGATTTGCCGCGAGTTCCAGGTTCTGAAGTTCGCACAACTTCGGTGGCCGAAGGGACACACGGAAAAGACGGTCTACGTTTGCGAGCACTGCGGACAGGAACTTCAGAACCACCAGAAGCAGTGGATGCTTCCGCGCGGACAGTGGCGCGCGGCCGCGGCGGGCGACGGCAGGACGGTGGGCTTCCATCTTTCGAGCCTCTACTCGCCAGTTGGCTGGTTCGCCTGGTCCGACGCAGCGAAGTACTTCGAGCAGGCGCAGAAGAATTCGTCGCTGCTCCAGGTCTTTATCAACACGGTCCTGGGCGAGACGTGGACGCTGCTCGGCGAAGCTCCGGATTGGCAGAAGCTTTATGACGCGAGTCCTATAAGGTCGGCACCATTCCGCCTGGCGGGCTGTTCCTGGTTGCCGGCGCGGACGTTCAGAAGGATCGGATTGAGGTCGAGGTGATCGCGTACGGACGCGGCAAGGAGTCCTGGTCGGTCGATTACCTGGTATTCGAAGGCGACACTTCCCGCACGGCGGTGTGGGAGAAGCTGAGTGCACTGCTGAGCGAAACATATCCGGCGGCCAGCGGCATCGAGTTGCCCATCCTGCAACTGGCGGTGGACTCGGGCTTCGCCACCACCGAGGTATACCAGTGGGCGCGGCGGCAAGGTGGCCGAGTGCTGGTGATCAAAGGCGATGCGCGGTCGCCTGCGCTGCTCGGGTCGGCGTCTCCGGTCGAGGTCGGTCCTCTGGGCGCGAAGTTGAAGCGGGGCGTTCGCGTATGGCCGGTGAACTCCGGGATGGCCAAAGAAGAACTGTATCGGTGGCTGCGTCTGGAACGGCCCACCGACGAAGACCTCGAAAAGGGGAATATATTCCCACATGGCTATTGCCACTTCCCGAAGTACAGCGAGGAGTACTTCAAGCAGATCACCGCCGAGCAACTGGTCACGAAGATCGTGAAGGGCTATCGGCGGCACGAGTGGCAGAAGATGCGCGAGCGCAATGAGGCGCTCGACTGCCGGGTGTATGCGCGCGCGGCAGCCAGCCGGATCGGCATTGACCGCTACCAGGACAAACACTGGCAGGCGATAGAGGAGCGCGTTGGCCAACCGAGGCGGCCGGATCCGACGCCGAGCACTCCTGCTCCGGCAAATCCAAAAGGCCCCCGGCCCGCCCGACGCCGAACGTGGGGCCGGTTCTGAAAGGAGGAGGCGATGGCGTATACGCAGACTCATTTGGATGCCCTGCAGGAGGCGCTGGCCTCCGGCACCTTGACGGTCACCTTCGAGGGACGGAGCATGACCTACCGGTCCGTTCAGGAATTGCAGCGAGCGATTTCGGTTGTGCAAAACTCGCTGAACCAGCAGTCCGGTAAGCGCGTTCGGCAGTACCAACTGTCTGGGAGCAAGGGCATCTAACTCGTGTTCAACCTGAATTCATTTCTGACCCGCTTCCGGCGGGACGGGAGCGGTGCGCCCGCCCCGCCACCCACGCGGCGCGCCAGTGGTTCGCCATACGAGGGTGCCACGTCTGGACGGCGGCTGGGTAGTTGGGTTACGACCCGCGACGCTATCAACTCGGTCTGGTATCAGAGCGCGGATCAGTTGGTGGCGCGTTCCCGCGACATTATCCGCAAGGACGGGTGGGCATCGAAGGCTGTGGACGAGTGGGTGTGCAACGCCATCGGCACCGGCATCAAGCCGCAGTCGATGCACCCGACGCTCGCGGTCAAGGAGAAGCTCCAGTCACTTTGGGCACTCTGGGCAAACGAAGCGGACGCCGCCGGGATGACCGATATCTACGGTCTCCAGGCGCTCGCGTTCCGGTCGATGGTCGAAGGCGGCGAGTGCTTCGCGCGCCGGCATGACCGCGACCTCCGCGAGGGTTTGAGCGTGCCGCTTCAGTTCCAGTTGATAGAAGCGGAGCAGTTGCCCTTTTACCTGGCGCGTCCCACACCGAACACGCCGCAGGGAAACGTGGTGCGCGCGTCCATCGAGTTCGATCCGTCCGGGCGCCGCACGGCCTACTACTTCTACAAGCAGCATCCGGGCGAGAGGATCTTCTTCCCCACGGATCTGGAACTGATGCGGGTTCCGGCCGCAGAGGTCATGCATCTGTTTCGGTCGCTCCGGCCCGGCCAGTTGCGGGGCGTGCCGTGGATGGCGAACGCGCTCGTGCGTCTGTGGGAACTGGATCAGTACGACGACGCCGAACTGCTGCGGAAGAAGTTCGCCGCGATGATGATGGGCTTCATCACCCGTCAGAATCCCGACGACGCGTTCTTCCCGAACGCCACGCCGCAGGAGACGACCGACGCCGGAGGCTTGGCTGGTACCGGCGATCCGGGCGTCGCGGTGGCTCAACTCGAAGCGGGCACCATGACGGAACTGGAGCCCGGTGAGGACGTGAAGTTCAGCGAGCCCGCCGATGTGGGCGGGAACTACGAGGCATTTGAACGCATCCAGTTGCTTCGGATCGCGGCAGGACTGGGCATGCCGTACGACATGCTCACCGGCGATCTGTCGAGGACCAGTTATTCGTCGATCCGGGCCGGCATCCTCTCCTTCCGGCGGCTGTGCGAGCAGATCCAGTTCGGCGTCTTCATTTATCAATTCTGCCGTCCCACCTGGCGCGCGTTTGTGGAGCAGGCTGTGCTGGCGGGCAAGCTTGACGCCCGCGACTACATGGCCAACCGCGATGAATACTTGGCGGTGGCGTGGCACACGCCGAAGTGGGCTTGGGTTGATCCGGAGAAGGACGTCAAGGCCGAGATCATCGCGATCCGGTCCGGACTGAAGGCGCGCAGCATGTCCATCAACGAGATGGGCATGGATGAGGAAGAGGTTGATCGGCAGATCGCCCGCGACAACGAGCGCGCCGACGAGTTGGGCCTCGTGCTCGACTCCGACCCGCGTAAGACGGATGCGCGCGGCCAGGCGAGTAACCTGCTCGACACGACCCAGACCGATGAGAGCGGGGCGGGCGGGGGCGGTGACGCGGGAAGCGGCGATGCGCCAGCCGACTCGAAGCCGAAGCCGCCGGCAAGCCCCAAGCGAAAACCGCCGGCCAGCCCGAAGCGGAAGGAGCCAACCAAGTGAAAGCGAACTATCTCCCGCACTTGGCGGGACGGGTCTTCGGCGTTCCGCTGCTGATCCAGCCGCAGAAGTTGAGCGTGATCCTCCAGGCCATCGGCCCGCGCCTCGGCCTCCCCGCAGGCGAGTTCGAAATCGACGGGTTGGGCGTGCCTGTCATCGCGCGTGTCACACAGAATCCCCTGGACGAAGGCGACGATCCCGACGAGATGGACGACGCGGCCCGGAGTCAGAAGCCGTATCTGGTAACTCCAGAGGGCGTTGCGATTATCGGCGTCTCTGGAACGCTGGTCAAGAGGGCCAGTTGGCTCGACGCGGCGTCCGGGATGCAGTCCTACGAGAGCATCCGCGCGGACTTCCAGGATGCTGTGGGCGATCCGCGCATCCAGGGCATCCTGCTTGACGTGGACTCGCCCGGCGGCGAGGTCGGCGGGCTGTTCGACCTCGCGGACGAGATCTACAACGCGCGAGCGGAAAAGCCGTGCTTCGCCATCGCGGACGATGACGCGTATTCGGCTGCGTATGCCATCGCCAGCGGCACGCAACGCCTTTTCGTCACCCGCACCGGCGGGGTGGGCAGCGTCGGCGTGATCGCGCTGCACCTGGACCAGTCGGGCTTCGACGAGAAGGCCGGCAGGAAGTACACCGCCATCTACGCGGGCGCCAGGAAGAACGATTTCAACCCGCATGAGGCGTTGTCCGGTT